ATTGATTGTAAAGTGCTTAATTCTCTAGCTTGAACTGGAAAACCAGGTTTAAATAAGACTTTATAAAATTGATCACTCTTATCATAATCATCATAGTAAGGACTTATATTTAAATTCGTTTTTTGAGCCATTTCTTAAAATTCCAAGATGATTTTGATGTCTTCTTTTTGTCTAGAGTTTCTAGTGATTAAAGGTCTATTATCTAAGTAAATTACTTCACCCGACTTTTTATTTATCTCAGGATTAGCAAGACCATCTGTGAAATTAACTCCTAATGAAATAACTTTATTTCCAGTAGGATTTGTACTAATTCCACTGAAGTTTTGATCTACTGATGCAGAAAAACCACTTGTTGGAGCAATAATTTTATCAGCACTAGAGGCAAAGTTTAACATTTTAGAGTTTGTAGTAACACCAACATAATCCGTTTGGTCTCCTGTTGTTTGATTGAATATTAAAGATCTATCTTGATAATATTTGATAACATTAGTATCAGTATCGTAAGAAACAATATAACCTAATGCAGTTCCACCAGTTACTGTTTGTTCTATTTTTTCACCTATCACAGGTGTCCCTGTTGGTGAAATAACTTTAATTGCATTTACGGAAGAAAATTGATTTTCAGTAAAAGTGGAGGTTGATCCTATTGATGTAGGATTTTTTATGATACTTATTTGAGCAAATTTTGTATCAGTTGGAAAATCTTTTGTAGAATCATCGAATCTAGCATAAACTAATAATTTATCAGTTCCTAATTCTTTATACAAATCAAATCCATGTCCTCTCGATGGAGGAATGATTGGAATTAATTTTGCTCTTGTGGATGGTGTTCCTAAAGTTCCTAAATCTACCATTCCATAAGTATATCCTTGACCACCAGAAGAAACACTTGTTTTAGTAATTTTTCCTTCACTATCAGTATCAATAACAACTTTGGCACCAGTGCCATCACCTATAATATCTAATTCTTTACCAGTTTGATTTTGAGTGTAACCAAATCCTTGCTGATCAATATAAACCTTTTTAATTTGGTTATTATTTACGGTTGAATCACCATTTTCACGAACTGACTGTATTTGAGTAGTAGTCGAAGTTGGCCAATCACCAGGAACAGAAATGTATTCGGTTGAGTCAAATTTTATTATATCACTTGGTGGAACCGTGAATAAGTATTTCCAAACATACCCATCTCCACTCTCACCTGCTCTTGTTGGTTCTAAATCTGTGAATAAAGGTTCATCTTGTGATGCATTTCCAGTTGTACTAATTCCTGAAGAACCATTATCAATACAAACATAAACATCAAAGTTTTTATTCATTACATAATAACTAGAATCATATAATCTTGATGAACTTGTTACTGGAGAAGGATTACTAATACTATAATCGTGACGGAACATTTCATATCGTGTTCCTTGTGTCCAGTTTCTTCTTGTTATTAATCTTCTTATATTCGCACTAGTAACCTTCTTACCAAATATTGTTGTATCTCCAGAATGGTCTATGTAATTAAAATTATCTGTTGGATTGGGTGTATCAGTATTCCAAGTAGTGGTTCTACCAAAACCAACTGCAAGTGCTGGATTAGCCAAACCTAATGTGACATAATAAGAATTTGCAGAGTCATCCACTGTCTCTACAAAGTTATTTGCATTTAGAATTCTAAATTGATCTGTTACAATTGCAGCCATATCATTAGCTTTTTTCTATATTTATACTACCCAAGATCCTTTCTTAAAGAACCGTTGTCTCTAAGACCGAAATCCCTTCTCTGGATAGATGGGTAAGTTGTTAATCCAGAGTCTATTGTTAGACCAGTAACACCTATTGATACAGGATTTGAACCTCTGGTAAATCCAGAGAATCTTCCCCAAGAGAAACCACCGATTGTTGAACCAGAAGTATCTATACCAGTAGTATTAACACCAGTCATTATATTACATGTAATAATACCAACACCTGAATTAAAGGCATTTACAAAGTAGATATTATCAACACATGTTGTTCCAGTTGCAACAACAGTGGAATTATCACTCACAACTGAGGTAACACCATGTCCAACTTGTGTTCCAAATATGTATATTGGATAACCAACTTTTAAATCTGTAAGAACTGAATTTGGATTATTTGTTAAATCCGCACTTATTGTAAATTTAAGAGCAGTTGGATGTCCTATTCCACCAGTTACACCTATACCTGTGATTGCACCATCAAATCCTTGAACGGTTGTGATTGTATCAATATCCTCTTTTACTGCATTTGGAAGTGGTGCTAAGACTTGAGGAACTGCAATATATGTGTATCCAAAACCAGGATTTGTTATTGTTGTTCCTGTTATTACACCATTAGTGATCGATGCAGTTGCAACTGCAGTTGTTCCGACACCTACTCCTATAGCATGAGGAGCAGAAATTGAAATTGAAGTTGTAGATCCTACGTAACCACTACCACCACTTGTAATAGAAAGTGATGATATTGTACCAGCAGCTGAGACAACTGCAGTAAATCCAGCAGCAACAGGATTTGTTGAACCGACTATTAATCCCCCAACACTACCAATTACTAAACTTGAGAAATCTTCTTCATAATTAAAGAATTTTGCATTATCAACAAATAGTTGATTATCAGTAGTTGTTATATCATCAATAATTCTAGCAGTTGGATATACCTGAGATTCAATAGAGTCTCTAGATTTAGATATTATTTCACCATTTACTTTTTTGTCTATCTTTTGTTTTATCCAACTAAATGGTTTATATGTTGTCTCATTAACACCTAGTCCAGTATAAAGATTAGTTTCAACTTCATCAGATGCTAAGATTGAGAATATTGTTCTTGGATCTTGAGTTGTTGTTACACCAACTTTATATAATTGAACAACATCACCAGTTTTTATAGTAGGTGCTATTGATGCTCCTGCAGATACTTGAACTGAATCAACACCAGTTGTTCCTTTATAGAAGAATATATCAATAATGTCATTAGCATCAGGTGCTTGTACAAACTCGAATGATGAACCACCATCAAAGGTATAAGATTTGTTTGGTTCTTGTATTACTCCATTTACAAATATAAGTAATAACGCATCAAGATCAATCAGTGATGAATCTGGATTATCTGGATCTACCTCAAAACTTAATAAACTTGCATTATAGAATATTGGGAATCTCTTTCGTACACCATTTTGTAAATCTTTTATAGAATCAATAAAGTCAAATTGACCAAAATTCCAAGATGAATACTGATCTTTGAATACTTCAGTAACTGTTAATTCAAAATCATTTATCAATGATGATAGAGATTTATCAGTAACTAATCCAACAGGTTTGAATACATCACCTAATTTAAAGTTATATCCATTGTTATTCAATTTAAAGTTAACAACTTCAAAAGATGTAGATCCTATACCAACTGTAGTATTAGCAGCTCCTACCATAACATCTACTGTAACACCTGTTCCAGTATCAGTGGTAGATCCAATACCTCTTCTAGAAACTCCAACAATTGGTAGATTTTCATATGATGGGTCAGGTATAACTATGACAGGTTTAGTATATCCAGAACCACTACTATCAACTGTGAATGATAATGAACCACCAGCACCTACTGCAACAGAAACTGCTGCACCAGAACCTGATCCAGTTCTATCTGTAACTGCAACAGAAACTGGATGACGATAACCAGAACCAAGTGATAAATCAGCAAGATATTCAGTGACAGTTCCTAAACCAACATATGCATGTGCTTGTGCATCTACTCCAATATCAGTTGTAAATGTAGTTGATGATAATATACCAGTTATACTAAATTCTCTGTTACTTGGAATACTTAATGATGGATTAAATACCATTCCATCTAATCTAATAAACTCATTAATTTTTCTAAATTCATGATTACCTGAAGTGGTGACTTGAAGTTGACCTGTTAAATGGTTATAACTTGCTGTGCTTATTCCAAATGAACCACCAGTAGTTGCAATACCAACGATACCAACTATTGATCCACTTCCATCTATATCTGCTTTAACTTTTGCACCTGCAAGAGGAGCAACACCCAATCCACCAGTTGATCCGACTGAAACAATTATACCACCTCTTGGAAGTTGATTTTGATTTACATCTGTATCACTAATAATTTTCTGTCCATTAGATGATGTTATTCCAGTAAATACTACATTACTTTCACCACCAACCTCATTAAACTCATAATTATTACCTAAATTATTAAATGTGCTTGGTGTTTGGAATATTCCATTTAATAGTAATA